AAAAGCACTACGCACACATCTTCCAGAACAGGAAAACTACCTACGAGAAGAAACTGACGTTAACCAGAAAGTGGAACAGATTTTCCCATATTGGAAAGATCGTAGTTCCGTGGGGTATCAAGAGGCTATGGAGATTATAAAAAATCGTCCTAGCTTAAAGACTTACCCAACATGGAAAGCAGATGTGACCATGTTCCAATTGGGACTACAGGCTTATAAGGAGATGACAACAGACAAGCAGCCGAGGCCAAAAGCTAAAGCTGCTCCGAAACAACCATCTGCTCCGAGCCAAGCTCCAGTTGTGGATAAGCCGACTCAAGCACGTTCAAATTCCGCTAGGAAAGCCTTCAACAACAATAAAGATACGGACGCTTTAGCGAAAATAATTGAAACTGATTATATATAAGGGATAAATCATTATGGCACTTCTTTTAGAAAGAGGATACAACGCCGAGCAATCGGGCGGTCGAGAGGATTTGTCAGACCTTTTAAGCAATGTCGATGCTAAATCTACCGTTTTCACCTCAATGGCGAAAAAGGGGAAGAAGCCCGGTAATGCTTTGATGTCTTGGCAGATGGATAAGTACGAATCACCGACAAACGGTGGTTATGTAGATGGTACAGATGTGGATTTAACTGCTACCGCACAAGCAGCAGCAGCCACAGCTAGTAATGTTGTTTTCCAGAATCCCGGTGAGAATCGGAAACTGGCGAGTAACTACGTACAGATGTTCAGGCGTTCATTTCGCATTTCGAGCTTGGCAAACGAAATTCAAATCGTTGCTGGTGTGAAATCGGAATTGGCTAATGGTATTGCCAAGAAACTGGTTGAACTTAAACGGGACATGGAGTTTACCTTCCTAAACGATGGTGACGCTCAAGCCGATGACGGTACTGTTCCATATTTGACTAAAGCTCTAGGTTCGTTTTTAGATCAAGATGGACAAGCTGGAACTTGCCCCCAGCGAGTTGATTCGGCGTTCTACTGTACTGCTATAAACAGCACGGCTACAGCAAGCCTTACTGAAGAGAGTGTTCAGAATAACCTAAAAACTCTTTACGAGATTACAGGGTCTATTCGGGACTATGATATGGTTCTAGGAACCACTCTGAAACGAGCGTTTACTGGTTTTACACAGAACATTAGTGCTTCTGATGAAGCCGCTAGTCCTGTTAAAGTCTTTAATCAAGACGCATCAGCAAGATCATTCATTAATGTTATCGACGTTTTTGAAGGAGATTTTGGTCGTTTGAGATTGCACCCCAGTACGCACGTTGGATATGGTAATGCAGCATCCGCTACCCGTGGGTATGTTATTCCGTTTGATAAGGTGGAGATTCGCTACGGCAAACTTCCACAGATCAAGGAATTGACAGACAACGGCGGTGGCCCAGCTAGGCTCATCGAGGCTGTTGCGGCATTAGTCGTAGACAATCCTACGGGATTTGGGTTTTATAACTCTACTACGTAATAATGTATGCCCCCGAAGGGTTGAGTGATGAAATGACCTCCCTTGTGGGGGCGGCACTTCGGAAACGGTTGATCCGTGAACATGATAGTTCGCGGGTCAGCCAATCCGATGGTGTTGCCGGGGCAGCTAGAAGCGAATCGCATACAACTAGTTTTGGGCAGCATAAAGCTAGAATAGAACCCACCTCCTACCATTACTGGGGTAAACGCCTTGGGTATGGTTGTTGGAATGATCGTAAATTTATGAAGGAATATTTGCGTGACAATCCAGAGAGTAGGGTTAAGAGTGCGGGCGGCAAGAAAGCGCAAGTTGGATACGGAGGGAAAAAAGAACATGGATATTATGACACTCCGCGAGGCCGAGTCACATATCGAAAAGTGTTCGGCCCAAACGAACGGGTAGAAATAGATGCAAACGCTTAAATTCAGTAGTGTTGTATATGGAGTCTCCCAATTAGCTGGATTGGATAGGGATAATCTTCCCGGTCATTTCTTTAAACAAGTTCGGGATTTAGCTAATCACAGGCTAGGTATTGCTTGGGAAACCGAGTATTGGCCTCAACTTATCAAAACAGATTCCACCGCAGTAACAACTACGGACAGTATAAGCAGCATGGCATACCCAGCAACGGCTGGAGAAATTTTAACAGTTTATGATAAAGACCCTGCAAAAACTACTGCTCTTTCCTCTGTTAGTTACATATTGCGGGATGATAATAGTGATAGCAGTAATAATTCTGGTAGGACAATTAATGTCTTCTCTGCTACCACGCCGCTTTTTGTCGAATATAGGATTAACAGACCCACGCTAACAGGAGATGTTTGGGTTGAGGCTTCGTATGCTCTAGGGGCGCAAGTGTATTATAGTGGGGATTTTTATACCGCTAATACAGGGACGGCTACCTCTTTCACTCCTTCCGAGTGGGATAAGGTTCTAATGCCTAAAATTTTTGAAAACTATCTAGTCCGTGGAGTTTATGCGGATTATCTTCGTTCCAATGGGCAAACAGATATTGCCGTTGGAGAAGATCAAAATGCAGAGAGCTTACTTATTCTAGAATCAGATAAACTATACCGACAACAAGGCCAAGTAAGAACGGCTAATGTTGTCACATATTGACTTTTATGGCCGACAAAGCTAAACTAAAAGAAGCGTTGGATGTGTTGTACGTTGCGGCTGGGAACGCCCCGCTAAACAGGCAACAACATGAAATGGTAACAAATGCCGCCCGTGCAATTATGCAGGAATGTGAATTGAACGAGCAGCCAAACGGGGGTCAAGAAGTTCTTGAGCCTGAAATTGTTGAGGAAGATAAGAAATGAGTAATGTAAGCATACAAGGTGGAAATGATTGCACAGTCAGCGCAGTTGGATCAACTGATGCGGGAAATGATCGCAAAAAAGTAATAATTGCGGGATTAGCTAGTGGGGGAAATGTTACCCTTGGAGGAAGTGGAGTAGCGGTAGCTATTCCAGCTAATACTTTTTTGGATTTGGGAGCCTTTCAAGGATCAATCCTTACCACTTCTACTGCGAGAGCAATTATATTAAGTTAAATGAGATTAGACCTAGACCTAGTTAAGACACTAGGGGTCACGGCGATTGGGACGGGGAACGTACTCCTAAACATCGACGTAGCCCTAAAGGTTTTAATTAGTCTGGTCAGTTTAATATATGTGTGTATGAAAACATACGATTTATATAAAAAGAGATGAAGAAAATGTTAAAATCAAAAACAGTATGGGCTGCCGTGGCAGCAATTGTAGGAGCTATTGGTGGTTATTTTACTGAAGACATAGAGTTTGGTGAGATGATGCAGCTAGTAGTTACTTCCGCATTAGCCGTTTTCTTGAGGCATGGAGTTGCCAAAGTTGAAGACAAGGTAGAATAGTGGGAGTCATAAAGGCAATCGTAGCATTGCTCCGAGCCGTTCCAAGTTTGGAGCGGCTTTTTTTATCAATTTCCGATGGGATACGAGAAGCTAACGCAAAAGTTAATTATGAGGAAAAACTTGATAATATTGATGCTGCCGTTGATGCTCACCGCATGTCAGGGATTAAAGTTAAATGGAGTGAAGGAGTTGACCGATCACCCCCAGTTTCCGATAGCAGCGAGGGAAGCACCAGCTTTCACGAAGGCAGCGTTGAGAAAAGTAGCTGAACTGGAATACCAAATTGAAAGAGAATAATGCCACGACCAGAACCAATACTTGATGGAGACACTTTTTTTAAAGGGGTAAACGCTCGTCTTGATCCCGGTCAACTAGAAGCCGGGTTTGTGGCTAGTGCCATAAATAAGCGTTTTGGTAATGGAGTAGTGGAGACTAGGCCGGGTATTAAAAAGATGCCTTGGAGTAATTGCCTTACTGAAGCCTATGATGATACCAGAACATATACTAATGGTGAATATGTTTTATATAGTGGGAGACAAATATCTAGCGGAACGATTTCTAATGTTAACTTAAACTCTGAAACAACAGGATCAGTTGGGATAACAGCCACTAGTGGCCCTGCTAGTAATACCAAAGGCCCGTATTTTAGGGCTGGAACTTGTACTATAAGTGGAACTATCTCTGAACACACGACACAGGCTTCATGTGAAGCGGCCACACCTGTAAACGGAACTTGGGTAAATGTTCCCGTTGCAGGAAACAATCCCGCATATGGTTCTGAAGCTAATGAAAATGCTAATGTAGTATATGCTGGCTGGGCAGATGTTGGGCATAGGATTTTTGGGTTTGGAACCGTGTTTGGTACTGGGGTTTTCCGTGATCCATCTGGAACTGAATACCTAATCGTTGCTACAAGTACGGGAGTTTACGCTACACGTGAAGGATTACAGTCGGTAAAACTTGATCTCCC